TGGATACCTTGACGACCCTGAATACCTTGAATACCTTGTCCACCAGTAATACCTTGGATACCTTGTCCGCCAGTAATACCTTGGATACCTTGACGACCCTGAATACCTTGAATACCTTGTCCACCAGTAATACCTTGGATACCTTGTCCGCCAGTAATACCTTGAATACCTTGAATACCTTGGGCGCCAGCGGCACCAGTAATACCCTGAATACCTTGTCCACCAGTAATACCTTGAATACCTTGAATACCTTGGGCGCCAGCGGCACCAGTAATACCCTGAATACCTTGTCCACCAGTAATACCCTGTATACCCTGTGACCCAGCTCCAGTAATACCCTGAATACCCTGTTCGCCAGTAATACCTTGAGCACCAGTAACACCTTGGATACCTTGAGCACCAGTAACACCTTGGATACCCTGAATACCTTGTTCACCAGTAATACCCTGAATACCTTGAACACCCTGAGCACCTACAGAACCTAATGTACCGCTAATACCTTGAATACCTTGTTCACCAGTAATACCTTGGATACCTTGAACACCCTGTTCACCAGCTCCTGTTAAACCTTGAATACCTTGTTCACCAGTTATACCTTGTATACCTTGAGCACCAGTAACACCTTGGATACCTTGGTTTCCAGTACCGTCAGTACCTTGTACACCCTGTTCACCAGTAATACCCTGAATACCTTGGTCACCTTGACTACCTTGGATACCCTGTTCTCCAGTAATACCTTGGATACCTTGTTCACCAGTAGTACCTTGAGAACCTTGAATACCTTGATTACCGGTACCGTCAGTACCCTGAATACCTTGTTCACCAGTTATACCTTGGATACCTTGAACACCCTGAATACCTTGGTCGCCAGTTATACCTTGAACACCCTGGATACCTTGTACACCCTGTTCACCAGAAATACCTTGGATACCCTGTTGCGCAATACCTTGAATACCTTGGATACCTTGCGGTCCAACGATGTCTCCGGTGTTAACCCAATCACTACCACCCCAAACCCATAGGTTTGATGTTGCTTCGTCAATTACACCGTCAGCCAAAGAAGGCGATGAGAAAGCTGCAGACAGAGTTGTTTGCGGGTTATTTGGCGGATTGACATTAACATCAGGAACAGATCCTAATACTTTAAAAGGATCACCCTTTGTACCTTGGAGACCTTGAAATCCCTGAATACCCTGAATACCTTGTTCACCAGTGATACCTTGAATACCCTGTGGACCAATTATAGTACTTCCGTCTATCCAATTTCTAGACCCATCTTCATCAGATGCAAGTATGTAACCGTTAGCAGATGGTACGCCAAGATCTGGTTCTGTTTCAGATAGAGTTAAAAATTCGTATCTATCTTCAGAAACTTCAGATGACGGAGTTTTTGATATTCTACCCGATACGGTAGAATCGGATATTAATTTTACCATTTTTATTCAACTCCAACGTGTTCGTTTGACGTTTTCTCTTCTGCAGAAACCCAAATATCAAACATATTTGCTACTTCTGCTCTTACTTGTAAAGTATCACCAGACGCATTGTTTGCTACTCTTTTTAATAAACTTCTACCCTGTAAAGGTATCAACGCTGTATCACCAGCTGGTACTTCCACCTTAGCAAACTCTATTGTTTGGCTATCTTCCGTGACAAAAATTGCCTCAACCCACCTAGTAACAGTATCTTTATTTTTTGCTGCTATCGGAGTCAAAAAGAATACTTCACCTGGCCTGATTGCACGAGTATCATCAGTTGGATCGCGATCTGGGAACTTATTTGACGCGTCTGGTACCGAAAAGTCTGGTGCTTCTGCGATTGTTACAAATGTACTTGCAACATCTGCTTGTATAATTCTTAATGGTTTCCCCGTAGATGGGGTTCTACATGTAATGCGTGCCATTATTTAAAAACTCCTTGCGATTGCTGCTCTTGTGGCAATTCTATTTACTGCCTGATCGAATGGTGGTCCAGAAAGTTCTCCTGTGTCAGCATCAATTTTCATACCGCCAACGAATAGCGCAGAACCTTGATCGTCTTGTCCAGAAGCAATAACTTTTCCGTTACTTAATTCCAAAATACTTTCTTCTATTGTTGTCTTATTTTTCGCTGGCGGAATGCGAGTAAGAGCAACACCTGTCATAATTGAATTCCAAGTATGACCGATTGCTGTAATAGTTGAAGGTTCTGAAATTCTTACTGGGTTTTGTTGTGTATTAATTAATGCTACAAATAAAGCATCTACGATAGTATCAGAAGCCGCGTTGACGCCGGATAACGCTTTTATTTCAGCTCTTATAAATTGCCATGCTCTGATAGCTGCAGTTTCTTTACCTGCGGTTATTGTCGGTGTTCCGTCTAAATTAAACAATCCTTTTTGAAAATCTAACATTGGTTTTTCTACCGCTGTTTGAAGAACCCATTCTATTGATTGTATAAGGTTTTTGGCATCTCTACGACAGAGGGCCTCGTCTCCTGTAGCCCACGAAGAAGTAAATCCATTATCTACTAAATCTGTAATCGTTGCATCAATAATAGTATTAGCCGCGGCGCCTACTGCTTGATATGCCGCGATTTGAATAGTTAATGTACCTTCTGCAACTTCAGTCGCTTGGACAAGATCGCGAGTTCCACTAGCAACTAATGTATAATCACCAAATTGTGTTGAACAAGCAGAAAGAATTAAATGGCCACCTGATAACGCTAGGAAGTGTTTGTGTGCCCAAAGACTAATAGCATTCACTGCGTTAATCAGTGCACCGTTTTTAGCACAATATCCAATACCATTATGAGATACTGGCGTTGCACCCCATGCCATGATATTAGGGTAAATACTACTCGCAGAACAAACAAGACCATCTGCAAGAATAACACCAGCGCCTCTACCATACAACGGATTGGAGTTTGCTCTATCAAGTGGAGGTGCAATTGTGTCCCAGAAAGGAGTTGTTCGAACAACACATTTGTGTACATATGGAGTTCTACGAATTACTGCACCTGGTCTAAACGATACCGCGAAACCTTCGGTTGGATTTTCTAAGCTATCCAATCTCCAGCCTTCAAATACAAATCCTTCTATGAAACATCCAGACCCAAGTCTAAAAACGTTTTTTTCCTCATAACCAGTTTCCGGTTTTATTATTGTAGATCTGTGACAGGTGCGAAGAAGACAATTATCAGGAACATCAATATGGCCTTGAGATGTATACTCGCCAGGACCTACATCAATAATAGTAAGTTCGCCGTCTCTCGTATCAACTTCTTGAATTGCTCTTTCAATCGTAGCAAAAGCTGCGCTCCATGTATTACCAAGAACGTTGTTTGCATCACTGCCATTTTTTTGTACGTAATAAACATTTTTAACCGGGTTAGTCCCGGTAAATTTAATTATTTCTTCGGTACCTTCACGATCTATTTTTGCGAAGATATTTCCATCGTATGTATTAACGGCTAATTCGCCTAATACGAGCTGGTCTAATGTAGGTTCCCTACCTGTTACACCAGATAATCTATGTTTGATTATAGCCACTTTTACACCTTAAACTTATTCTGTTTCTTTTATTTATAATTTAATAACTGCCACCATCAATCACATTTCCGTCTCCATCAATTGAAAGAATCGAAGATGCGGAAGTTGCAACTATTGTATTGGTTGCTGAATCATACGTTAATATTTCGTTATTTGCTGCTCCTGCCAAATCAACATCGGCCAAATCAAAAATAGATCTAGTAACTACTCCGGTGTTTTGATTTACAAAAACTTTTATTTTTTCTCTATTTGAAATCATATTTGTGTTACCGTTGGTGTTATTTTTAAAAGACCTTCGAGGATTTTTGTTTTTGCCCCCGAAGGATTAACCATTATAATATCGTAAACATAATTTCCTGGATCTACATTCTCAGTCGCTTCAGCTGATAACGCAAATTCTAATATATTATTAGCAGAAGATAACAACGTAACTTCGGCATTTGCTATGGCAGCTGAAGAATAATGTTTTCTAAAACTTGAATAAAACGACTTGTCGCTTATTAAAAAAACTTCTCCAGGATTTGCATCATAAGTTATTTCAAGATCTATTGCAAAATCAGTCCCTTTACCTACATATAAATTAGCCTGAGTTGTCATTTAGAAACCTATTAATCCTTTACATTTATTTATAAAAAAGTTCTACTCTGAAACGAGCCATCTATCGTTTTTAAGTGTCCAATCAACAACTTCTTCAATTCTTTCCCGAACAGATTTGGAAGGTACCCAACCCATTTCAGCCATTTTATTTCCATCCAATGCATAACGAAGATCGTGCCCAGGTCTGCTTGAATGAAAATCCACGTATTCATAATTTAATTCTTTTCCTTGCGTTTCAGCAATAATTTTTGCAAGCTCGTAATTATCAATTTCTTCAGCACCTACGATATTAAACTTAGGGCATTTTGCGCCACCCCATTCCAATTCTTTAACATCCTTACCAAAAAGAAACATGACAGCATCAGCTACATCTTCAGCGTGTATGTAATGACGTGATCCTGCAATTGTTTTGGTGTTATCGCTATGGATCGTAATCTTTTCACCGTCTCTTGCTCGTTTAATACACATCGGAATATACTTTTCCGGATGCTGTCTTTCGCCAAACACATTCATAGTATGAGTAATATAGATTGGCAGCTTATATGTATTTTCGTATGCTACCGCGAGTTCTTCGCCGCCTGCCTTTGAAGCGCTATATGGATTTGTTGAATTGTAGCGATCATTTTCCTTATACTTAATACCATCTGGTGCAGGACCAAAAACTTCATCTGTACTAAAGTAAATAAATCTTTCTAAATTATCCTTTTGGTGTTTAGCAAATTCTAGAATATTACACGTTCCTACAACATTGTCAAGGACAAATTCCATTGGATATTCAATAGAACGGTCTACATGTGATCCAGCTGCTAGGTGCGCGATATAATCAACTTTTCCAATTTCAGCACGAATAAGTGGATTTAATTCTGCTTTTAAATCATGAAAAACAACTTTTACTCGTTTTTTTGTTTCAACATCAAACTCTTGTAGAGCATCATCTAAGCGATTTAAATTACCACTATAATCCAATCTGTCGAGTGTTACAATCTCCCAGTCTGTTTCCTTTAGCACCTTACTCACGAGATGGTGAGCAATAAATCCAGCTCCGCCAGTAATCAAAATTCTTTTCATAGTATAAACTCCATTTTTAATAATTCAATGTCTTGATTAATTGTATTTATCAATTATTCGTAACGTCTGGATAAAATGACTTATAAAACCACTGATTCTCATTTACAACTTGGTTGTGAAAATTATCAGAAAGTACTCTTGTCGGTTCTTTCCAAGGTATCATTTGCGGTTTAGTTTTGTGATCTGTTTTTTCCCGGAAGTATGCGTTATCATGCTCAAACATCGATGCCTGCGGTATATTATCCAAGTCATGTTGATAGTTTTGTAAACCGAGGAATTCGTATATTCGTTTTAACATGTAGTTTGGATCACGAAGAAGATCCTCGTAGCGAATAAATTTAACTCTTGAAGGATCTCGTTTAAACAGTTCAATATACTTTGGTATTTCGTGGCGAAGAGTTACAGAAAAAGAATTAGTTTCCTTGAAGTGATAAGCGTATTTTTCGTCTTCGGTCAACGAGCCGTATAGTGTATTGTCATTACCAAACGTGTGTAGAGCTTTAATCTTGCTATTAACACGATCAAAACTTTCTACGATATCTCTAAGATCGCGAACTGTAATTAACATTTTTGATTTTGGGAATAAGTGGTGTAGACCTGACCAATCTCGTGCCTTTGAAATTACAACTGGTTTTTGAGTAAGACCTTCGTACCAACCGCGAGTTGCACCAAGAGCCATACCATAAACAGCATCGTCGGCTTGCTCACAACTCATTGCTTGAAACGCTTCTGAGTATCTTGACTTAATTAAAATTTGTTCATTAAGTATATGTGGAAATGGGTCTGTAGAAGTAGTAAACACTTCTGGGTTTTGCTGTAACACATTCATTAGGACGGTCGACCCAGTTCTAGGTAAACCACCGCAAAAATTCAATTGTTTCATGATATAACTTTCGTTGTTTAACGAATCTATTTATACTTGTTGGGCCGCGATATCGAATCTAGTTTGTGTTAGATCACCAACGTTAGTACAACTGGCAGCGGCTGCAAAAGGAAACTTGTAAATATTAGCAGCTGCTCGCCGCATAACAAATTTCCTAAATCTTATTATTTTTTATTATACAGAGCTTTGATTTCCATGGACCCAGCGTCTTGATGCTGTTGTTAGATCCCCAACATCTGTTGCGTTAGCGTCAGAAGCAAAAGGAAACTTATCAATTGTGTTTGTGGCCGCAGGCCCTGCAAACCCGCCAGACCTATAACCGGAAGCCGTACTCGACTGACCAGCGGCCGTAGTCACAACAGATGTCAAATTACCAACATCTGTTGCATTTGCATCAGAAGCAAAAGGAAACTTATCAATAACATTAGAAGTTGCTGGATAATAGGTGCCAGTACTATGCCCGCCTGAAGTATAGCCAGATATTAAACTTGATTGGCCGGCTACGCTGGATCTAGCTTGAGAAAGATTAGCGACATCAGTTGCATTTCCATCAGTTGCAAATGAAAATTTGTATATAGTATTTTGTGTCGAACCGCCTGTGTTACCACCTGATACATAACCATTTTCCAAGCTTGATTGGTCAGTGCACCACGCCCGGATCGCTGGAAGATCACCAACGTCCGTTGCATTAGCATCCGTAGCGAATGCAAACTTGTCTATCGTATTAACAATCGGTGCTGATTGCCCTCCGGCTGTATAGCCTGATACGTCGCTTTCATGGCCTGAGCCATTTCCTCTTGCTTGCGTTAAATCACCAACATCGGTTGCATTTCCGTCAGCAGCAAAGGGATACTTGTCAATAACGTTAGAGGTGGCAGTAGGCCCGCCGCCCACACTATAACCACTTACCAAACTTGATGCTCCAGTTTGGCTGCCGAACGCAGAAGTACGTGTCAAATTACCAACATCAGTCGCGTTGGCGTCAGATGCAAAAGGAAACTTATCGATTACATTAGAATTTGGCTGCCCACCATGTGTGTATCCGGATACACTACCGTATGCAGTTGGAGTTGGCGGCACGTTAAACTCATTCGCGGTAGCTTTACCGTCAAAGTATATGCCGTCATCGTATTCAGTAAACGAAAAAAGTTCTGTTATAACGGTTGCCATTCATTTAATCCTTGGAGTTGTTTAGTCTATTTATACCTGTTGACCGGCCGCGGCGTAAACAGCATTAGTTAAATTACCAACATCTGTTGCATTAGCATCAGCAGCAAAAGGAAACTTTTCAATCGTGTTAATAGCTGCCCCAGGTGGCTGATATCCCCCAGAAGTATAACCAGAAGCTGTGCTTGACGTGCCTGTTACTCTGCGCGAAAATAACGTTGTTAAATCACCAACATCAGTCGCATTTCCATCAGATGCAAAAGGAAATTTATCAATTGTGTTAACACTTACAACCCCAGGACCAATATTACCCCCAGAAGTATAACCTGAAGTTGCACTATTCTGTCCTGCAGCTTGCTTACGACTTTGCGTTAGATCCCCAACATCACTCACGTTTGCATCTGTAGAAAATGGAAACTTTTCAATAATATCAGTGTTTACTGAAGGGTCAGAAGGTAAACCGCCTGAAATATAGCCTGACACAACACTTGAGTGACCAGCTGGTGACGACCTACCTTGCGTTAAATCGCCAACATCTGTTGCGTTTGTGTCAGCTGCAAAAGGAAACTTGTCGATTACTAAGGAAGACGGTGGAAATACAAAACCACCTGATGTATACCCAGATACAGTACTTGACTGACCCGACGCACTGTTCCTTACCTGTGTTAGATCACCAACATCTGTTGCATTTCCGTCAGCTGCAAAAGGAAACTTGTCGATTTTATTAACACGAGTAGGGGACCCCGGTGTAGTACCACCAGAAGTATAACCGTTTTCTGTACTTGATTGCCCAGCAACAAATGCTCTGTTATCAGGTCCGGACAAAAACCCAGATTGAGTTGCGTCAGCATCAGATGCAAAAGAAAACTTGTTAATTCTGTTAGTATGTGGCGGATTTATACCACCAGACGAATAACCACTTACAGTACCCTGCGCATGGCTATCCGCAAATCCTAAATAGTCATTAACTACAATTTTAGTTTTATTTGCTGTGATAGACGCGTTATCACTTATAACCTCAACATCTTTTACAAACCATGCCATTATGCTTGTTGACCTGCTTGGCGAAGTCTTCCTACTGTTAAATCACCAACATCAGTTGCATTAGCATCAGAAGCAAAGGGAAACTTTTGAATTGTATTAGAAACCGGGCCACCAGACACATAGCCAGACGCTGTGCTAGATTGTCCTTCGTAATATGAACCTACTTGCAACAGGTCGCCGACATCAGTAGCATTTCCATCAGATGCAAAAGGAAATTTATCGATTACATTGGTTGTGCCCGGGGATTGGCCGCCGGAAGCATAACCAGATTCTGTGCTACTTTGGCCCGCGCCGTCAAACCTTCCTACTGTTAAATCGCCAACATCAGTTGCATTACCATCAGTAGCAAAAGAAAACTTGTTAATAACATTTGAAGCAGGAGTGTTCCCGCCTGACACATAACCAGAAACTAGGCTTGATTGCCCCGTAACCAACGTGACGGTATTTGTTAAATCACCAACATCTGTTGTATTACCATCAGTAGCAAAAGGAAACTTGTGAATTTCAGCAACGGTCGGTTGGCCCGCGATTTGAGGGGCGGTGGCGCCGGAAGTATAACCATTCGTGCCGCTTGATTGACCAGCTCCTTGCCATCCTGTGGCCGCTATACCAACATCAGTTGCATTACCATCAGATGCAAAAGAAAATTTCATGATAGTGCCTATGTTATAGGCAGGGGCATTTGTTCTTCCCCCAACAACATACCCGGCCGTAGAGCTAGATACTCCAACTCCGTTGCTATAGGGTAATGTCAAATCACCAACGTCAGTTGCATTTCCGTCAGATGCAAAAGGAAACTTGTCAATTACAGTGGAGTACGCCGGTTCTTCACCGCCTGAAGTATAGCCACTTACAGTACCTCCAAATTGCCAACGCTCTTCATATTCTGTAGCCAATATGTTGCCGTCAAACTCAAAACCTTCATCAGTAAAGGTTAACGTATAGTCACCAAAATTTATGGTACCGTCTTGGTTAAATTTAATTTGGGACATGTACTACTTCTTTCTATTAAACGTCTTCAACGAGCTCTTTTAAAATTTCAAACGCATCATTATCTTCCATTTGAAATTTTCTTAATACTTCAATTAATTCATTTTCATCAAGTTCTTCAATCTTTTTTGCTAACATAATTTCCATATTGTATTAACTTCCGTTTTTAGTTACAAAATCGTCGTACCAAGCTTCAGTCATTGTTGTTACTTCGGCATCAGTCATATCTGTTGGATCTGCACCAGGATCAGATTCATCCATATTCTGAAACGGAGTTACTCCATGCATTGCGAGGTTGCGAGTAACCAATTCTGCTTTTGTAAAGGACGTAACCGAGTCGGGAACGTAATAATCGCGAGTATCATCTACCCAGCCGATATATGTATTGTCTGCGCTATTAAACCAGTGGCCGCGATCGCCGACCCAACCTGGTATTTCAGCGCGATTACCACCATTAATTCTATGAAGCATATATTCTATTACAGCCATTTTATTTCCTCCGGGTGTTATAGTTTAAATAAAGGTTTCTCAGTGTATTTATAATTACAATGATCTTATATTCTTCCTTGGGTAAGGAAAAATATCTATTGGTGTTAAAGTAATACAACATGTGCTATTTTGATTGCGTTCTTTATTTTCTACCATGTGGTCTACTTTAAATTCTGTATTTTCAATTTTATATTTTAGTTTTTCTATATCGTATTCTTTTTGTAGGCCTTTACTGTTTTCTAATGCATCATAAAATATTTTTGGCATTTTTCCATTATTTAATACATCAATTATACGATTAATTGCCATGTAAGATGGATAATGAGTACTTGCGCTATCGATATATATTTTAGCATGGTCATTCATTTTTGGAATATAATCAACTAATAACTTTGTTACATCAAAAACACCATGCGCAAAATCAGAAAAAAGTATATCAATATTATTTAAATCTAAAACATCAATTTTTTGATTTAAAAACTTAATACTATCCTTAAGTTGAAAGTCTTCAATTAAACCTAAAATAAAATCGTCATATTCTTCTTTATAGTAATTACCCATCGCATCTTTTGCAGTTTTAAGACGGTGCCATTCGCTACCGTCATCAATAGTATGTATAGTACCATAATCGTTTTCTTGAAGAGCTAACCCAGCCCAAAGCATTGCTGAACCAAGACCAGTTCCAAGTTCAACAACAGTTTTTGGTTTCATCATTTTAATCATAGAATAAAGGTACACTGAAAAGTCTTCTGTTCCGTATATAGAACCAACTCCGTCAGTGTACCTTTTTAACTCTACGAATTTTTCATAGAAATCAGTCTTCATCTGTCTCTTCTGTAAGGTCAGCAAGAGATGCAACTTTGTTTGAAAAGGAAATTGCTTCGTTTGGTTCTGGGTCGTATCCTAGAAGTTCCATTCGAGTAATGTCAACCTTATGCTTATTAATCAATTCATTTGCTAAACCATCAACAAACTCAAATAATCCTTCGCTACCCCAAGAGTTTTGTTCAACTTCTTTCTTTACATATTCTTGAATGATACGTTGCATTTTACTCGGGTTTACACCAATCTGTTCCATATACTCTTGTTCACCCTTTGTAATTTTACCAGATTGGCGAACGTCACGAATACATTGAACAATACTTCTTTTAAGATGTGTAATTGATTCTTCTTTTTCAATATCATGCTCAGAGAAACCACTTACCTTTTCTTTAAGATCTTCGTAGATTTCTTGAAGGGCAAGAACATCTTTCATCGCACCTTCGATATATGTCATACCGTCAACAGCACCTTCTTGAAGCTGAGCAAGTTTAATCTTAAGATCAACTTCTCTCCAATAATCGAGATCTACAGCATTTTGCAGTTCTTCTTGAAGTTTACGAATTTTTGCTTCATTTTTAATATGACGCCACTTTGCCTCGGTAAGAGCAGAATTCTTTTTTGATAACTCAGCAGAAATTTGGCGCATATTCTTATGTGGACTGTGGTAACTAAAGTTAATATGTTTCCACATCCATTGCGAGTGACTGTGGTTCCAAATATTACCTAATTCGCCAACATTCTTTAGAGCAGCGTCAACGAGCTGAGAATTTTCGTTGAGCGTCTTGTTCCCAAAACTAGGGAGATTACCTGTAGTACCGTGGCCAAAAACCATAGCCATCGGAACCTTTAACTTTTCGGCATTTTCAGTCGTTACGATATTGCTTTTACGTATTTCTTCAAATACAGTAAGTTCACGTACGTTTTTCTTTTCTTCTTCCATGTTATTTAAATCTCCTTGGTCCATGTATCCAAATTACGAGTGCATAGCGATCTCCGGTTTCAATTGGAGTAACTACATGTGGCATATAGCTCGGGAATAGGGAAATAGATCCTCTTTCACGAACTGCTTGTATTTTATTTCCGTGGTCATCAACAACTAAATCACAACCTGTATAGCTGTCTGGGTTGGATAATTGAGCCGTGAATGATATTTTTCTTGTTGCTACTGTGCCGTTTCCAGCATCAACGTGCCAATCATAGTGTCCTGGAACTTCTGAATCGGATGGATAATGAATTAACTGTAGTGAATGTTCAATATGTGATATGTCATAGTCAAAGTGTATTGCGTTTACAGCAGTTATAGACTTTGCTACTTTATCAAAAATCCATTTATTCTCTTTATCATTTTCAACTGAGTATATTTCAGCTGATCTTATTTTACGAGAAACTGTGCCTTTACTATCGCCACCTACGCTCGCAGATGCTGCGTACGAATCGTTTGCGATCTGAATAATACGATCACATTCTTCATCTGTAAACTTTAACTGCGGTAATGTTTTATTATTGATTGGAAAATACCCAGGCAAAGTATTATCCCGGCCAGGTAAAATTATCCCGCCAAACACCGGATCCGGAATAAGCATATCTTTTTTCTTTTCAAGAATTTCTTGAATAGGTACCTGATTATGTTGATGAACGATCGTAGTCGTCTGTTCTTGCTGGGCGGGTTGTTGAACTTCATTTGTGTTTGTCATAGTAGCTGCTGTTTTATCAACTCCCAATTCTGTTCTTCCATCCATAGCTTGATCTGCGTGTGGACCATCTGCATCAACAAAATGCAAGAATACTTGACAATGCCAATTACCTTTAAACGGCTTTCTCCAGTGTACCATTTCAGTACCTTTGTAGGCTGCCATTTCTCCTGGTTCCATTGTTACTGCTTTTTCTACAGTACCATCGTCGTTTGAAAAATAGATTGGCCAGTTTGCCTTTGCATCATAACCTAATGTTAATGTTGTACTAATCTCACACGCTGGGCGATCCTTATGTTTTTTGAGTACGTCTCCCGGGCGATAAATGCGAGCATAGGAGTATGTAGGAAGTAGTCTTTTTCCGACTGCCTTTCCAAGAGGTTCTGCGACGTTCTGAAGCAGCGCGTCAAATTTAAGATCGCCATACACTGCATCTGATAGTGGGCACTGGTCGTCCTTCACTAACTTACCAGCGTCATGCAGATCAAACATGTGCTTTACTAAACCATCAGATTGTTCTTTTGATAAAACATCCTGTAGTACTACGTATCCATTTTCTTCAAAATAATTTACTGTGTCGGTCATAATATATTATTCTCCATTCGTATATTGAAATTTGCAAGTCACAACGTATCTTTTATCCTGAGCCGAAGCAAATGGTGGTGAACCACAGTGCGGAATACCTCCATCAAAAACAACCAATCTACCAGGAACGTAAGCGGCAGCATATTCGATGTTATCAAGAGTTTCATTGAAAAAGAAGGTATGTCCTCCCCAATGAATATTCCAATCCGGATGCGGATAATAGAGAGCAGTCTTTGGCTTTCCTAAGTGATTATCGTCGATGTGTATCGTATCAAAATCACTTGTGGTAGCAAGGTTTACATATTGACGGTGTACTATGTAATTATCGCCCAAGTTTGGATCTACTCTATTGAGTTTATTTATAATACCAAAATTAATTGATTGCTCACGCGACTCAAAAACATATTTTAATTTGTGCTTTTCACCATATATATGCGAACGCAACCCGTCACTAAAATTTGTAGCTGAGTAAGGAAATTGGCGAACAGCAATAAACATTCGCGACATTTCTTCAAAAGTAAAAAGATCATCGTATACGTCAACTTTTCGGCCGTTAATATTAATTTCTTTATGTTTCATGATATACCTATATTAAAGCTAATGCTTACTCTATTTTCTTCTGATGTGTTTGGTTCTACGTAATGTTCTAACCAACCCGGGAAAACAATACATGCAAGATGTTGAGGATCTATTGGATAATTTTTAGAGCGAATAGTGTGAGTATCGCTACGGATATTTGGATTTACAAATATTAATCTGCCACTGCTTTTTGGCACTTGTAAATAAAAAACTCCAGATAGACAACCTTCATGAGTATGTTGATAATTAAAAGAATGTTTACCATTTACATTCGCCCACATACTTTGTACTACAGGATTTTCTATCCCGTAGTCTTTTAGAATTGTTTGTCCAATTGATTTAATAAGAGTATTATTTACAAACTCTTTAAAAAGCGGTTCTTCGTGAAGATTATCCCGAGACTGCCATCCGCCTCCTGCATTGCTTTTATTTGCAGAAGGTTCAGCAGAATGCAATTCAAGTATTTTTTCAAGATAATCTTCAGCCTGATATTTTTCACTGCTTAAAACATAACCCCAAATAGGAGTTGGAAATATATTTACTTCGTGGTCGTTCATAATTTACTCCATAATATAACATTGTATTGTTATTTATACAAACGCGGCCACTAATTTAAATGCTGTATTTTACATTTTTAGTATTGATGGCCCGCTACCTTGTTTGACGCCAATGTTAAATCACCAACATCAGTTGCATTACCATCAGCAGCAAATGGAAACTTGTCAATTGTGTTTTGCCGGCCGGCTGGCGAAAAACCGGCCATAGCATAACCGCTATCTTGACTTGATGAACCGCTAGTCTGTGACCGCCCTTGTGTCAAATTACCAACATCAGTCGCATTTCCGTCAGATGCAAAAGGAAACTTATCGATTATATTAGAATTTGGCTGCCCGCCAGATGTGTAGCCGTGTGAGTCAGACTGTTGACCAGCTGGCTGTGACCGCCCTTGTGTCAAATTTCCAACATCCGTTGCATTGGCATCAGATGCAAACGGAAACTTATCGATTACATTAGAATTTGGACTGTCTGGCCGATGCCCGCTTGATGTATAACCCGACACTGTACTCGATTGACCTGTAGAGTACCGTCCGGTTGTTGTCAAATCGCCAACGTCTGTTGCATCACCGTCAGCTGCAAAGGAAAATTTATCGATTACATTTGTGCTGGTTGGAAATCCACCGCCTGAAGTATAACCATAATCCGCGCCACTTTGACCAGCTGCGTATTGCCTAGTAGTTACAGTCAATGCGCCAATATTAGTACCAGCCGGAGTGCCAGAAGCAAAGGGAAATTTTTCAATTCCAAAAGCAGCGGGCGGTGTTCTTCCTCCACTACTATAGCCATTTACTGTACTTGATGTACCGGCATAACCTTCACGGCCTGTTGACAAATTACCAACATTTGTTGCATTACTATCAGTAGCAAAAGGAAACTTTTGTATCCTAGTTTGGAGAGCGGGCCCACCGCCACCCGACGCATAGCCACTCGTAGAACCTTGAGCTCCTGGTGGGATTGGTACCGCGTAAGATCCGTACTTAAACTTCCCGTCGATCTCAATACCATCGGCATGAACTGAGATACTATAGGTCCCAAAGTTTATTGAGTCTTTATTAATTGAAATCGGCATTTACAAAATCCTTAGAGTTCTTTAGTCTATTTATACTTGTTGGCCTGCAGATTTGTACCTGCCTTGTGTTAAATCACCAACATCAGTCGCATTTCCATCATATGCAAAAGGAAACTTATCAATTGTTCCGACTACCGGGGGAGTTCCGCCTGATGCATAACCGGATGCATCGCTTGATTGGCCTGCAGCCCCGGTTCTACCTTGTGTTAAATCACCAACATCAGTCGTATTGCCGTCAGCAGCAAAAGGAAACTTTTCAATTGTTGCGACTACCGCGGGAGATCCGCCTGATGCATAACCAGATACATCGCTTGATTGGCCTGCAGGCCCGGCTGTCGCTACTGTTAAATCACCAACATCAGTCGCATTGCCGTCAGCCGCAAAGGGGAACTTATCAATTATCATGCTCCAATTGCCGGGGTCCATTCCGCCTGAAGTATACCCAGATACAGTACTTGACTGACCTGCCGCCACATATCTTGCTTGTGTTAGATCACCAACATCTGTTGCATTTCCGTCAGATGCAAAAGGAAACTTGTCAATAACAGTAGAAGTTGGAAAATGGCCACCAGACGAATAACCCGACACTGTACTCGATTGACCCGCAACGGTCTGTCTTGCTACTGTCAAATCGCCAACGTCTGTTGCATTACCATCAGCTGCAAAAGGAAACTTGTCAATAACAGTAGAATAGGGAGGTGCAGTCCCACCAGAAGTATATCCGGATACTACGCTTGATTGCCCTCCACATATTTGTCCTCTTAATACTGTCAAATCGCCAACGTCTGTTGCATTGGCATCAGATGCAAAAGGAAATTTATCAATTACATTTGTGGACGCGGTTCCGCCTGAAGTATAACCGCTTACCGAGCCTTGTGCATGTGACGGGTTTGATACATGTACACTTGCTATCTTATCTTGAGTAATTTTTATTGCCATTTTTCTATCCTAATATTTTATACTCGTTTGTTGACATTATACTTGTTGACCTGCTAAACTATAACGACCCGCTGTTAAATTTCCTACATCAGTTGCATTACCGTCAGCCGCAAAGGGGAACTTGTCGATAATATTAGATTGGGCAGGGACTTTGCCACCAGAAGAATAACCAGACGCGGTGCTCGATTGACCAGCTGCCTGGCGTTTTACCGTCGTTAAATCACCAACATCAGTAGCGTTAGCGTCAGATGCAAAAGGAAACTTGTCGATAATATTTGTGAACGCGCCGCCATCGCCACCAGAAGTATATCCGGATACTGTGCTCGATTGACCAGCTGCATACCTTGTTACTCTTGTCAAATCACCAACATCAGTTGCATTACCGTCAGCCGCAAAGGGGAATTTATCAATTATATTTCCAGACCCCAATGTGCTATACCCAGCTGAAGAATATCCGGATACTGCGCTTGATTGGCCAGCCGGGGAATATCTACCTTGTGTTAAATCACCAACATCAGTTGCATTACCGTCAGCCGCAAAGGGGAACTTGTCGATAACATTTGTAAGCGTCATGGCGCCGGTTGGATTGGTTCGCCCGCCTGAAGTATAACCAGACGCGTCGCTTGATTGACCAGCCATATAATAACGAACCTGTGTCAAATCACCAACGTCAGTTGCATTTCCGTCAGAAGCAAATGCAAACTTATCAATTGTATTCTGCAATGCCTGTGCCGGCCACGTGTTTCCACCTGAAGTATACCCAGATACAGTACTTGACTGACCTGCCACAGCATATCTTGCTTGTGTTAGATCACCAACATCTGTTGCATTTCCGTCAGATGCAAAAGGAAACTTGTCAATAACAGTAGAAGCTGGAAACATGCCACCAGACGAATAACCACTTACCGAGCCTTGTTCAGGCGTCGTTGGATGATCGGCAAATTCTAAATAGTCATTTACAACAAACTTTGTTTTGTCACCCGGGTTAATATTACCGGATGCATCTACAACTACGGTACCTTTTACTTTATATGTCATATATCTTATCCAGCATCTGTTGGGTTTGTGATAGTTTCGCTAAACGGATCTATCTCTGTGAAATCTATTATATCATCACCAGCATCTTCAAAGTCTATATTATTTGCAATAGGATCTTTTGTTTTTAATGCAGTGAGCGAAGTAACAGCAGTTGTTTTATAATTATCAAAAAATGTATCTATATCCGATACACCAGTTTGGAATCTTTCATTGGAATATTCAAACAATTCGCACTGAAGGTCGAACACTTGTAAAGCACCACTCTGATAGAAGACGCTCTCATGTTCAACGTGAGTAATTTTAAAGAACTTGTTAACCATTGGAAAGTATACTAGTTCTCCTTCCTTTGGTCTTAAAATAGTAGGGATTATGTTAGTTACATTTTTCTCAAATGTTCGCATTGCAACAGTAAATGTAACTTGGTCACGAATTTGTAAACCAAACCTACTAAGGAAGTCGCCTTCACCTTGAAATCCATCAACACTCTTAACATACATTTCCATTTCATATGAAGTATTAAAGATCGAAAGATCATCTTCATTTAATATATTGTCTACAGCCTGCAAACTACGAGTAAGATAATACGTGTCTATCCCATAAATCTGAATAGACTCGATCACCAGGTCATCAATGAGAGTCTGTTCGTTTGAATAATCATAATTATTAAAATATGCGTTAGTAGCCATGTATTAACCCACAAAATTATAGGTAAGCGGTTGCAGGGAATTAATAGCGTTTTCTTCCATCTCTTTTCGATCTGTCTTAGCTTCGCTTAATATTTGCTCACCGTTAAACTGTACACCACCTACAAGTTGCATGTTTGTAAACTTCGTTAAATTAAATCCCCATTGTTCTCTTACTAGAGCTGAAGTGTAATTTTGAAGAAAGCGATCTTGCCAAACATCAGCATATGTTTCACCACTTATGATATCATATCCTTCAATGATAATATGCGATCCTGCGACCATTATATTTTTCTTACCATCAATATAAAGGCGATTTACATGGCGGTTATATCGTACTAAAGGTTTTCCTACTAAAATTTCCTGAAGAAATTGCAGATGAGACATTGACATATAATAGTTCTGTATACTATATCCTGTAATATCACTGAGGTTATTTAAAACGAATTGGTATTGCACATTAAAAATGCCAGTACCCGTTGACACAGATGAGCTCAAGTCAAATATTCGAGTAACACCGAGCATATTTTCCGGTACTGTGACATAACCTTGATCTATTTCAGCTTGGGTGAGCTCGTGCTTAAGATAAACCATTTGACTTCCATCATAATGATAATCTCTCCAAAAAGATATAGCTTCGTCAATACGGTCTTCAATTTGTTCTTCGGAAACATTTATTTGAATGACCGGAGCACCTATTTTACGAAGTACGTAATCTTTAAACTCTTCGCGTGTTGTTGGTAATGCCATGTGAGTTAACCTATTTTTGTTTATATTTATAAAAAAAGAGCTATTGTCATTTTTCTATTGACATTTTTCAAATAATAGATATAATAGAATTATCTATTCTGGGAGTTGTGGTACTAGATTACAATAATTTAATTCAATGCAGGTACCATTTTTCCATTGACATTTCTTCAACAATGAGTATAATAGAATTATATATTCTAGGAGCCATGGTATTAGACGCGTTCTATATCTTCTTCAATGCAATTACTGCCGTACTGTATTTCAACTATCCTAACTTCATCATTTGTATTATTTATCAATTGATGCCATGTATGGACCGGAATGTATATTTCACCATGTTTTTTAAGTACTGATGTCTGTATATTATCTAGATCATCACCATGATTTACGGTTGCTTCTCCGTAACTTACAATCCAATATTCACTTCTTGTTTCGTGTTTCTGCAAACTAAGCGATCTTCCAGGCGCAACAACAAGTTCTTTTACTTTAGTGGATGGGCCATCAGAATGAAGTACGCGATAATATCCCCATTTTCTTTCTGTTTTTGGTGTTTTCCACTCAGTAAGTATTTTACTGCTGGAATTCATCTTGTGAATTCCACCTACTCCGAAAACAAATGATAATCTCTTATCTTTAATTTTCATTTCTGGAATGTTATCATCTGTTCTATCTCCACCGTTCGCAAAGATAATTTCAGCGTTTGGATACATATTTAAACAATTATGAATTGCCTGGGATGCACCACCATCGCTATCGTCGAATACCATTACAGAGTCAACGACAGAAAGATTTTTTACAATCTCAACTCTTTCGTTAATATCCATAAACGGTTGGCCTTTTTTACGAGTCAGCCATTCGTTGCTATTTACCCCAACAACTAGCACGTCCCCTAACTTTTTCGCTTCATTAAAATATGCTATATGACCAGAATGAATCGGGTCAAATCCGCCTGTAACTAAAACTACTTTCATTATCAATCTCCTAAATGCATATTTGAAACTTCGCCATCAAAGAAAAACATTTGCCACATTCTACAATCATGTATATTGCTACCAAAATATTCAGAAGCAGCATGTATTGATCCACCTTCGAATATAACTAATCTGTTAAAAATATTACCAAAAGAATCTACCGTATCGTATGGAGTCTTATCTAAAAATGTATTTCCAGGAAATACTTTATGGCCAGTCCCATCGTTCCAATTAATTTGGGAATTATGATGGATTTTAGTTTCTCTATGCATATAGGTACTTGTACCAGTTTGTGGTGGGGCATCTGGAGTTAGGTATATCATAGCGGCCCATTTTTGTTGGTCACAGTGATATACTAATTTTTCACCGGCGTGGTTGTGTTGAAACCTTCCGTTCATACCATATGTTTCCCATTCGCTAATTCTTTCGCCAATGATACTTTCAAATGTTTCCTTTAGTCCTGGAAAAAGGTGTTGTGTTCTTGTTCTTTTACCGATATACCCGTCATCATCAAAGTATTCTTGTTGAAGCGCAAATTCTCGCATCGCGTAAGGATCCGCATAAAAATTATCAATTATGAATGCTCTTTTGTTTTCTTGTAGATTGGGGTTAACCGCGTATACAGAAGAATCGTCATGATGAGTAATTTCTTCATCTTGAACTTCTATAATTTCTTCTTCTGTAATTTCTTCTTCTGTAATAAGCCAATTTTTCATATTAAAAACCCATGTGTTTTTGTCTAACGAAATCTAAATCGTATGTTGTTGCTGAGATTGGTGTTTCTTCACCTTCAAATACTTCTTTATTAGGAGACAACTTTCTCCAACCGATACCCCATTTACGTGTTAAATAATCAATATTTAACTCATTTGAGTGGTCAAGCTTTTCTTTTAAACCATTTTCGTTTTTCTCTGTTTGACTACCGGTTTCATAATACATTGTACTATCACCGTGTCCATGCATATATTTATTCTCTAGACCAACAATCTTTCGAATAGGACGATGCGACATTCGCATAATATAATCGGCATCTTCACAATATGCGGGGTATGTGTTTTCATCAAACAACCCAAATACCTTTACAACGTTTTCTCGAATAAGGAAAAGATCCCACGCGCCAACATTAAAGTCTCCAGCATTTGGATGTATCATGCCGACCATTGGATCGCCGTTTATTCTTTCAACCATTTCGCCTAAAAGACCAGGGCCAAAGGCGACATCGTCGTTTGCAATAATCCAATAAGGAGCTAACATATAACATTTAATAATAAGGTTCCAAGCACCTGCGCACCCTACATTTGCAGGCATGTGAACTACTTTAATATTATCAATAAACTTATGATCCATTTTAACCAAACGGTTGAGCTCTTCATCTAATTCACCCCTGCCATTATTGTTTATAATGACAAAGTTTTCTACAGGATAGTCAACACTCATAATAAGTCTTGAAATCCAATAAGTGCTATTTACAACTGGTGCACCTATGACTGGGATTTTATCTACCATATTCACCAACTCCTTTATATTAATATTATTTCCGTTTTCTTTCCACCAATCAGTTATAAATTTACTACTCTGATTTTGGATTGTGTCTATATTATCCTTGTTGTCCTGTCTTATAAGAGTGGAATCATGTACTCTATTTTCTGTAAAGAACGGAAACACGTAGCATCTTTTATAGTTATAAGGATATATTACATTCTCAGGTAAAGGAATGTGTCTTGTCTCTTTTATTTTTAGGTTGAAAGAATTTGTTTCTACATCGTAGAAGTCATCCAATATTTCCTTTGCATATTCTCGTCGCATTAAATATGCACAACACGACCAATCATTCCACCTTTTTCTTCTTATTCTCATGTCACTCCAATTAACTGGATCTTCTTTAATTAGTGACATTTGAATAACCTGCCAATCTTGTGGCAACGGTTCGATAAATTCACTGAAATCAAAGTTCCAATAATCGGCTAGAGAAAAATTAATATCATCTTCGCAAAAGAAACCAATTTCTTCATCGGTCTCTGTATACCAACGGTATATCATATGTAAATGGGATACTGCAACAGATAGTACTTCAGAAGAAATACCTATAGGACTTAAGTGTGGACTTGTTATATCTAATTGTTCTCGGATATCAACGGTTCTTCCATCGTATCCTTCAATCATACAAAAATTTACTCCTCTTGAGGACAGCTGCGATTCTAAATCGCGCTGCCTCTCTAAGGAATCTTTTAAAGAAAGATAATATACTGTTGGAAAGTTTTTAAGCTGCTTCGCCATTATTAGTTCTGCCCATCATATAATCTTCAGCCATTTTTGTAGAATCATCGTTATTCTTTAAAATGCTAAACTCATTAGTATTTATAATATCTGGATGGACAAACCAATCTTCATAAGGCCTATCCTTATCAGGAGATATGTTACCAACAACAAGTTCATAGCCATACGATTTTAAATATTGTCTAGCTTTTTCTCTATATCCGCCGGTTGGATCTGCATAATGATCATGCTCAAATGTAATTACTCCAAACCTTTTGGTTTCAAACGGCATTGATAATAGTACTTTAAAACTTACTTCGGGCGGATCACAATCAATTTGCAGATAGTCAATATCCTTACCAAAGCCAAGACCATTTAAGAATGAGTCGTAATTAACAGTAGTCGCATCTTTAAGAAGACACGTATGGTTTCTTTCTTTGTTATGGCCAGCAACAAACTCTTCGCTTATATCAAATGATACGCCATTCCAACCATAATCTTTTTCTAATAAGTATGTGTTATTTCCGTATGTAGGATGACCAGAACCAACTTCAACGTAACTACCGTTTTTCTTACCGCCGAATAATGTAAGAACAAACATATCTTGGTAAGCTTCAGAATAATTCTGTTTGATATTTTCAGAACCAGAAAATTGATTTTTTAAACTACTATGTTTTTCATTTGTATATAATGTAAGACTTTTAGATGTGAATGCTCCTAATCTTACGAGGTTTTCATATACTGAATTGCGATACTCATCTTTCAAATCATAATTTGTATAGAGATCCATTAACATACTTCTTGAATCCTCACTAAGACCACACCACCAAGCAGTATGAGCTTTTTGGAATAATAAGGCATGTTTACCAGGGTAATCCACGACAGTCCTGAGAGGCTCTAATACGTCGTCTGTAAAGGAGTAACCAATTGACGCAGTTGTATACGAGTCAAACCATTTACCGTCACCAGGATCATTTTCATAAAACTTACTAAGTAAATAATAACCTTCAGGGCGATGTGGTTGTGTTGCTATTGCGTGCTGCACGATACCCTTTACAGTAAATCTTCGAGTACCTTGTTTTTCAAAACACATCGCAGCCCGAATGAGACATTCGTATTTTAACAAATCTTCTTCTGTTCTTTCGGCTGTGCGAATATAAAAAGAAATCGCAGAAGCTAGTTGCCCAATTGTATCGTAGTGTAGAGCTAAATTCCAATTACTTTCAGGGTTATTTGGATCCATGATATAAGTTTTTAACATGAATTTTAGACCAGTCATTCCAAACATTTTTCCAAATTTTTCGGGGCTAATAAGATTTAACCATTCTACTCTATTTTTGTCAAAGTCTTTATATTCTAATTCACCATTTGGTATATCTAAAGTTTTTTGCTTACCTTTTTTAATTATCCCACAACCATGATCTGTATTAACAGTGTACATTTCCAAATCTTTTCGAGTTGCTCTTAAATTGACAAATGCTTTCCAGCAATCACCATTCCAAGTACCTCCTTTAAATGGTATGATTTGATGTTCTTCCTTAAGTGGGTTCATATCGTGACATACTATATAACCACCTTCATTTAAAATATCAACTGCGTTTGTAATATCACGATGAACTTGATCTGCGTGATGTAAACCATCAACAAATATTACATCAAAAGTTTCTTTATTTTTTTCAAAAAATTCATCGGACGTTATAACACAATCAGCTTTTGACAGCGGTTCTGGGTCAACACTTACTTTGTGTTTGCATTTTATTTCTCTCCAATTGTATCCTTCTGAAATTCCTATTTCAAGATAGCTCTTTGCTTCTATTTTGTTTATGAGAGATTGTATAATATCAGTTCTGTTCATAATAATTTTCCTCTCAACCAATCATATCTTCAATTGTTTTTGGATTTACTTCTAAGATAAATGCTGCATTATCTTGGAACCCGAATGTAATAAGTATTTTATCTTTGTAATGACACATGCCTGCTGAAAATTCAGTATGTCCGTTCATTAAAGAAAAATCTTTTGAATGTTTTAGTATATTCCAGTCTTTATCAAATAATATAAACCTATGTCGATACACACCATCTTTTCTTCCAACATCACTTTTAAATAAATCAACGTCATGAGTAAGTGTAAGGTAATTATCACCAAACGGAATTACTTGCGAACCTCCACGCGGATCCTTACTTAAAAAATTACCAGAAGATTGTAAGTGGCATGTTTCTGATTCGACCCAATTTGATTCAAAAACTTTGTCATCAGTTGGAGTTTCGTTAACTTTTACAACTTCTACTGGGTTACACCATTTTACATATTTAAAAGGCTGGTCTGCAATTGGCATCCAATTCTTTTCACAATATGAATTCTTATCGTTTGGTGGATGAATTCTCCATCTTGAAACTTCTACAACACTATCTTCACGCACTTCAATTTCACAAAGTTCCATTCTCCCTTGGCCGTTTTCAGTTGTATCACGTCGTACTCCTGATGTAAATAGTTTTCCATTCCATTCAATTAAACGCGCATCCTCAAGACCAACAAAGTCCCACATTGGTTTGTAGTTGTCAAATTTGCTTGTGTCTATTTTATTAAACCGAGTTATTTCAAACGAATCGTCTAATTCGCAATAATAGTTTTCTGTCCTCAGATGCATATCGTTCTCGGGATGCAAATACGTAAGAGGTCCCCACGGGTGTTGAAACAGTTTTCTTTCTGAATGATAGAAAGTATAGTTTACGTGTCTTATATTTACAACAAGTTTACCGTCTATATTCAATATAGACGGGTTCATTAAACCTGTGCCGTTTGTAAGATTTGATGGAATAATGAGGGGGTAAATATCACCCCCATCATTTAAAACGTTTTTTGCAAAACTATCACTGTCGCCGTAATGATACGTGCTTTCAACTTCTTGTCCATTTTTAGTTTTTTCGAAAAAACTCATAATATATTTTCACTCCATAATAAAACATAATAAAACTAGAAGTTACTTATTTTTAACTTCTTCCTTTAGTTTATTTATCGCGTCGATCATGATTGCAATTAAAGGAATATATGAAACAGTTCTTTGACCATTGCCATTTTTCTTTACAAGCTCAGGCATGATTTTTTCTAATTCTTGCGCCATAACACCATAACTCAATTCTTTTGTATCTTTCCAATTAAACTTATATGTATCAATTTTATCAAGTATTGAAAAGCTATCATTAATTGGTAAAATATTTTCTTTAACTGTTGCATCTGAAAGTGAATTAAAGCCTGTTGCTGACAAGTCGCCAGTAGAAGGATTAAAATACAGTTTTGTTGTTGACGACGTAATTGTTTGAACAGATCCAGTTGCTCCAACAAAAACCGGATAAAAATCTTGATTTGTTGATGTATCATTTAGTGATTGCAATTCATATGCAGAAGCAGCTTCTGCAGCTCCACCTTGAATACCTTGTCCACCAGTAATACCTTGGATACCTTGCGAACCAACGCCAGTAATACCTTGGATACCTTGACGACCCTGAATACCTTGAATACCTTGTCCACCAGTA